TCACGGAACAGCCAGTACGCCACGCGCCGACCGATCGCGTCGAACTCAATACCGTGGATGATGCGGCCGCCGTTCGGCAACGTGACGCCCGTGCGAGAGGTGTCGATGTAATCAGGCTCGAGGAGTTGCAGTTGAATCGGCAGCGGGAGCCCGTCCTCGACGAGTCGGAATCGGCGACGGACCAGCACCTCTCCAGATTCGACGATGGCGCGCATCGCGAGTTTTTGGAGGCCATAGAAATCGTGACGCCCGTCCGCGTCGCACGCGGTCGTTTCGGCCCATTCCTTCCAACTGTCAGCGGCGCCCTGATTCGTCTTCGCCGGCTTCGCGAGAATGCCCCACCCGACCACCTGGTTCGCGATCGTGCCGAGCGCGCGGGTCGCATGCGCGTTATTCCTGACCAGGTCCCGCGCATGGTCGCGCAGACTGGCGAGGCTCGCCCCGGCTGCCGCATTCGCATCACCTGACGTCCGACGCCAGCCCTGCGTGCGGCGCCCCGTCGACGCCGCCTCATAGTGGCGCTGGAGCAGTTCAGTTGCGACACGGGCCCTGATGCGCCGCAGGCCACGCTGCGGTGAGAAATACCCCACCGCACGATCGATCCAGGTTGAAGGAGTCATACGCCTTTACTCGTGGCCGCGAGCCTCGTCCGCGAGCCCGTGGTTGAGGCCGCGACCGTGACATCGGCCTGCATCGCCGTGAGCAGCTTGAGCATCTCGTCGACCGAATGGAACGTGATCGTCTGGTCGGCGAAGGTAAGTGTCTTTGCCCCGCGCCCGTCGGCGATTGCTTGCTTCAGGTTGTCGACGTCCTGCTGGGTGAAAGGCATTAGGCACACCTCGAGGCCGGCATGTTCGGCCACCAGCGGTTCTTCTTCGCCGAGTTGGCTTCTTTCTTCGGCGCCCACGGCATTACCGGCCTCCCCTCAACCAGCCGCCTGGCCGCTGTTGAATCCATCCGGGCTTGAGCTTCTTCGGTGCCGCCGACGCGGCAGCCGTAGGTGTCGTCCCTGGGCGCTCGACCGGCGGCGCTTCCTCGCGCCGAGCGATGCCTCTCCGATCCTCAAGCTTGCGCCAGTCCGACTCATGGAACCGATCGAGGCCCGCGAGCGCAGCCGCGCAGCGGCCGTAGATCCTCGCGTCGAGCACGTGGTTCTGGCGCCCTGGGATCTGCTCCCACTGCATGCGGATGTAGCCGCGACGCGACTTGTGCGACACGAGCTGCTCGGCCGTCAGCTGCTTGAAGTACTCCTCCCCGTATTCAGGGAAGTGACAGAACCCGTCCGGCTCTGACCCGTCCTCTCGGCGTTCGAGCCGCAGCCATCCAAAGAGCTCGTTTTTCCCGATCGCGCCGCAGACTGGCCACAACCGACCGCCGTTCTTCAGCTTCTTGCCGCGGACCGTGACCTCGACGGCCGTCGGCGACATCACCAGCGCGCTGCCGTGGTCCTGGCCCTTGATCGCGACGACTCGGCTCAGTGGATACTTCCGCGTCCAGCTGACCACGGTATTCTGGTTGTAACCGGCATCGACCGCCATCATCAGGATCGACAGCTCGAGTCCGCTCTCATGGGCGTAGCGGCGATTCAGCAGCGCATCAACTTGCGGCCACGGGCCCTCGTCGATGTCGGCGGTGTCCCCAGGGATCTCGCCGTAATCGATCGACCAGGAGCGCTTCCCGCGGCCCCACCCGATGACCTCATAGACGAGGCGATCCTTCTGCACGTCCACCCCGGCCGTGAGCACCAGCGCGCCCATTGGCACGGTCCCGATACGGTAGTTCTCCCGCCGACGCTGCACGGTTTCCCACTCGGGCGCATCGCCGCGCGACGTCCAGACCTCCCCGAGCACGGTGTTGATGAACACCCGGAACTTCTCCGGGTCGCGGTGGGTGTCCTCGAACGCTTTCGCGATGTCGCCCCAGGACATCCAGCCGACCGGCGCATAGAGCGCGTTCAGGTGATACCCGCGCACCTTCCCGCCGGCCCGCTCCGGCACCTCGGCCCGCCATTCACCGGCCGCCAACATCTGCGCCTTTTGGTGGTTCCGGATGTGGAACAGGCAGGCACGGCACTCGTAGACCGCCTGTTCCGGCGGCAGTCCCAGCTGCGTCCAGCGGAGCTGCGCGAACACCAGTGGCTGCATCTCGCCGCAGTCCGGACAGGGCACGTAGAACCGGCGCTGGTCCGACACGTCATACGCGTGCTCGATCGCCGACCGCCCGGCAATCGTCGGCGTCGAGACCTTCATCCGCTTCTTTCGGGCAAACGTCCGCTGCCTGACTTCGACCAGGCCGATCGGTGACCCTTCCTCGTCGACATCGACCGGATACCCGTCGACTTCGTCCAAGAGCGCGTATTGCGCCGGCATCGACCGGAGCCCGACGGCGCTGTTGGCGCCGGTGATGATCAACTGCCCGCCAGGGAACTCCTTACTGAGCACGGTATTCCCACTGTCGCGTGACCGGGCCGGCGGCACGCGTTCGGCCAGGCGCGGCGTGTCGGTCAGCAACGGGTCGAGCCGCTGGCGGCTGAAACGCTTCGCGAGCTCCACCGTCGGCTGCACGAGGATGACCGGGCCGGGGCAATGGTCAATCGCGTAGCCCAGCGCGTTCAAAATCGCTTCGCTTCCGCCGACCTGGGCGGCCTTCATCAAGACGACCTCTTCGACTGGTGACGCCGACGAGAAACAATCCATCAGTTCACGCAGATACGGTGTCCGGGATGTGCGCCATGGCCCTGGCTCGGCGCTCGACTTCTTCGGCAGCTTCCGGTGCGCGTCGGCCCACTGCGAGACGGTCAGCAAGACGTCGGGCCGGATGCCATCCGCGTGCGCCTGGCGAATCGCCTCGATCGCGCTAGGCACTGGCCACCTCGAGGATCGTGTCGGCGGCGATGTTCAACGCTTCCCGGAGCGCCGCGTCGAGAATGATGAACACCCGCGCCGGGTCGGTCTCGGCCGCGAGCTCCGCCGCGAGCCGCGGCGTGACGTTCAGGACCGCTTCCCGAATGGCGCGCTCGGATTCGAAGGCCACCTTAGTCGCCTTCTCGACCTCGACTATCCGGCCCTCCTTCAAGTCGTTGGCCAGGCGGTCCCGACGGGCCCGCTCGAGCGTCGCCAGCATCTGCGCGTCGTTCAGCGTAGCGGCCGAAATGACGCGCCCTGGCGCCGGTGCCGCGGACTCTGACGGTGCGGACTCTGGCGCGGACCCTCCAGTCCGCGTTTGGCGGCACGCATTCTCCCGGAGCTCCACGATCGCCAGCTCCATGTCGGCGATGAACGGCTTGCCCTTCTCGTCTCGGCCGATGGACTTCTTGAGCCGGCCCGAGGCGATAGCCTTCCGGATCACCTTGTCGCTCACGCCTCGCTGGCGGGCCAACTCCCGAAGGGAGCACGACTTAGGCGCGCTCACCGACCCCCCTCTGCGGACCCGTGTGCGAGTCTGGAACTAGATGGTTCTTGCGCCGCGCTGACCCGCTCTATGAAAAGTTCTGAGGGGAAACTAAGCCACCCCCCACCCCCAACCTCTCGGTTGCCTTTCGAAATATTGCAGCGCGAGTGAGCGAGTTGGAGATTGTGCGACTCGTGCTGTCCTCCTTTTGAGATAGGGACGATGTGGTCGATCGTCGCTGACATCGGGTGCGGATACCGGAGCGTTCGATCAACTGGCGCCTTGCAGATGCCACACATTCCGCTATCGCGGCGGTAGAGTTGCGCCACTGGTACGACTGTTGGGTTCAGGCCCTTAAGCCTCAGTTTTCTACGCTTACTCTCGTACCGCTGGCGACAGACTGTTGAGCAGGCCACTTGCCTCGAGTTCACGCCTATAAACAACTCTCGACACCAGAGACACTCTCTCGGCGCTGGCGCTCTACGCGCTTTAGGTGTTGGAGGCTTAGGTGCAGCCTTACAACAGAACTTCCGAGCGTGACTGCCGTTCGCCCAGGGCCAGAACTCACTCCCACATCGTGGGCATGAGACCATCCGGCGCCTAGGTTGGCGGGCCACTCGTTGCCTGCTAGGCCATAGCGCCTGTCTTTCCCTGCGTCGTTTCACTGAACACGATTGGCAGAACTTTGCCTTTCCTCTGATCTCGCCTTCGCACCCGAGACACACGCGCGCGCCCTTTGCCGCACGCTTACGACACCGGGCCGCTTCGCTCGATGCGCGCTGACAACAATCCATCGAGCAGAAGCGGGTTTTTCGACCAATGTGGAATGGCTTACCACACTGGAGACAAAACCCCACGCTGGGCCCGGCAGTCGGGCGGATGCCTTTCGCGTGCGCTCTTCTCAGGCGTAAGAGGTGCTCGCGCTCAATTAAGGGCCTTATCCAAGCCCCAGCCTCCAGAGAAAGCGCCTGGGTCATCTCGACCATCACCGGCGCCCCAGCGCGAGCAGTGCGGCGAGCATGACGCCGACCGAGGCCACTATGCACCCGAGTCCGAACGCGGCGAGGCTCGCGCGCGCGTAGGTGACGCGCTCGAGCACGAACCCGATGGCGAGCAGGACCACGGCGCAGAACACCACGAGCAGCACGCCCAGGAGGAACGAGGGCACCGCTGGTACTCCACTCTGAGTCATCGTCAGTCGACCCTCACATGCACGCCGGTCATGTCTTTCACGATGTCCTCACGAACGGATCGACGTTTGTGAACACCATCGATGTAGTCGGCCACACTCGCACGCGCCGCCTGGAGGAGCACGACCGCATCAGTGAGGCGGACATCCGCCGGCATAGCCTCGACCACCTGCACCGCGTCATAGATGGCCCGCTCTGCTGGCGTGAGTTCGGTTAACTTCGAGCGGCGCGGGATACTGTCTCTGGTGCTCACAGCCGGATGATCCATTCCTCGGCCTCGCCGCCGGGGAAGAACGCGACCTTTCCGAGCGCGTCGACCACGCGCCAGCGGACAAACAGCTTGCCGGCCACGAGGTCGTCGGCGTGAGGGTTGAATCGGACCCGGCTGACAGCGGCGTCTGCCCAATCCGTCGTACCGGCCTCCGTCACGACGTCGCCGTTCCTGTCCCTGAGTTCGAGGGTCACGGTCATCCCTGATGCATCGAAGGCCGCCGCGGCCCCCCTGGGCCCCTTCTTCAGAGTGCGATCAATTGGAACGGTGCGCCCCTGTACGTATGAGAAGACCGACATACGACCTACTCCTCCGTCTCGTACGTGTCGCCTGCGTCATCGGTATCAAACACGTCTCCCGCCTCCTCGGTAGTGGCGGCAGCGAACACCCCGAGAACCACCTCGACGGCCGTGCCGGAGAACACCTGCGTCGCGCTGATGTGCGCGCCCGCCGCCACCTGTGTGTTGCTGACCGTCCCGGTAAACAGTTGGGTCTGGGCGATGGACGCGCCGGCCACCGTGCCTAAGGTGGTGACCGTGCCAGGAAACAGCGAGGTCTGACTGACAGACGCGCCACTCACTGCGTAGGCTGGCGCACCGGCGAACAGGCTGGTCTGAGCGATCGTCGCACCGCTGACGGCGTACGTGGCCGTGGCCGCGCCTGGAAACACCGCCGTCTGGCTGACGTGCGCCCCTGTGACGGTGTCAGAGGGCGTGACGGTGCCGGCAAACAGCGCCGTCTGGGCAACCGACGATCCGCTGATGGCGTAGGCGGCGCTACCTGGGAACAGTTGCGTGGCGCTGATCGTGGCCCCGCTGACCGCGTAGGCCGCCGATCCAGCGAACAGGGCGGTCTGGCTAATCGACGCTCCAGCGACCCCGCCGTCGGCGGTCACGGTCCCAGCGAACAGGCTGGTTTGGCTGATGGAGGCCCCGGCGACCACAGAGGTCGCTGACCCGGCAAACAGGCTGGTTTGGCCGATCGACGCGCCCGCGATCGTGTCCGAGGTGGTGACCGTGCCAGGGAACAGGGTCGTCGCGCTGATCGAGGCCCCGTTGACCACGTAGGCCAGACTCGGCGCGAAGACCTGCGTCTGACTGATGTGCGCGCCCACCACCTGCTGCGTGGAGCTAACCGTCCCGGCGAACAACTGGGTCTGGCTGATTCGCGCCCCATAGACCACCGGGGCGTACAGGAGCGCCGCCCGCCGGTCCAGGCGCGGGTGCGTGACCCGCTGCTGCCAGAACCGCTGCTCCGGCTTCAGCTTGTGGCGCTTCTTTCGGATCGGTGTGTAGGTCGTTTCCGCGCCGCCAGCGACCGTGCCGGCAAACAGCTGGGTCTGGCTGATGGTGGCCCCCGCGGCTCCGACCGTGACGCTCCCCGCGAACAGTTGCGTCTGGCTGATGGTCTGGCCCGCCACGACATACGCGGCGGACCCCGCGAACAGCTGTGTCTGGCTAATCGAGGCCCCGGTGACCGCGCCGGTGGAGGAAACCGATCCCGCAAAGAGCGCGGACTGGCTGACCGTAGCCCCATCGACCACGTGCGCGGCGCTGCCGGCAAAGACCTGCGTCTGACTGATCGACGCGCCGTCGACGGGCTGGCCCGGAAAGCTGACCGTCCCCGCGAACAGGGCGGTTTGATTGATCGACGCGCCGTCGACCACAGCGATCGCGCTGCCGGCGTTGACGGTCGTCTGGGCGATGTGCGCGCCCTCGACCACGTGGCGCACGTCCCCGGCAAACAGGGTCGTGGCACTGATCGTCGCGCCCTCGATCGCGCTGGCGGCGACGACCAGCACGAACAGCCGCTTGACGGTGCGGCGTGACTTGAACGCGAGGCGCGGCGTCTCGAATAGACGTCTCATCGGCGGCGTCGGTAAAAGACGTTCTGTGCGCCGCCGCCGCCACCGCCGCCGCCAGCGCCAGGCTTGAACACCGCGATCGTTACGGCCTGCTCGCCCGTCGTGTCAAACGTCCATGTCGGATTGGCCGCTGCTGCCGTCGTTTGGATGAGATACGACACCCCGCCGCCACGCTCAGCGGTGCCGCTGTCATAGTCAATGTAGACCGGAGACGAGAAGCCCTCATCAATCACCGGCGAGTTCGGTTCCGTGCTCCACGCAATCGCCGTCACTAAAAGGCTATCGTTTTGATCGGGCGTGACCGACCCAGGCTGCGCAGTCGTTCCGCTCAGTCCGGCACCGCTTTCTTTGTTGAAAGGGCTGCTGGCATGCGAGCCGCTAAACGCCATGAACGTCACGACGGCATAGATGCTTGTGGCCGTATACGTCACGGTGTGTCCGGACCCGACCGAGGTGGGCACGGAATAATACATCCGCACCCTGCTGTACCCGCTTCGAATATAGGCCGTGAGAGGCGTCCAACTGTTGCTCTTGCTGTCACTGATCGTGCCAGGAGTTCCAGGTTCGTACTCGTGGACGACAGCAATCAGCAGGTCCGCTCCGGTGGTGTTGACCGATGGCGTGACCGGATCGGTCACGGCCTGAACCTGCTGGATCGAATCAACCAACGCGAACGCCATTTACTGGATCGCTCCCTTCCGCCACACACCGGCGTAATCCTGCGCGATGACCGCACCATCTGTTCCCACGGACGGATCAAACACGGTGTTCGTCCAGACCTCCGGACCCGTCCCTGAGGTACTCAACTGCGTAAAACTCCTCGCCACCGGGTCGTAGATCCAGACGCCGGATTGGCCGTCGTTGCTGTTCCGGTGGCTGGTCCGCACGTAGAGGTACTTGCCCTTCCAGCGCCCCCCGGTGATCGGCACCGTCAGCGACTCCAGCATGGTCGACGACTGGTTACTCGGCGCCCCCGTCGGGTTCTGGTTGGTCATGGTCTTCGACTCGACGTCGTATTCCCAAACCGTGTTCGACCACGTCCCGCTTTCGTCGAGGTTTTTAAAGATCAGTATCTTGTCAAGCGTGGCGTCGTAGAACACGTCCGCGTTGACAATCGAATTGCGCGGCGGCGAGGTCGCGGTCGCGTCGGCGTAGACTTCATCGGCCCAGGTGTTCGCCTGCGTGCAGCCCGCCGCGGACTGCGGAGCGGAGAGTGAGGACGCCGTCGGACAGTAGGCTTTAACGCTGATCGTCGCACCGCTGCCGCGCGTGCCGAACAGGAGCAGCACGTCGTGCGTCGGGTCGGCCGCCATCGAGGAGTTAGTGTCATGGGCGTCATCGGTCGCCGGGGTGAGCTTCGCCGTCGTGTTGTCGGTCGGGTCGGCGTTCAGCGCCATCTTTAGGACGTCGTTCGGGATGTCCCCACAGACCAAGCCGCCCGACTGCCAGTAGAACCCGCCCATGAGGGCGCTCCGGTGATCGGGGTGGCGATCCGATAGCCAGGGCTGCAGGTCCGAGCCGCTGCCGTCATCGACCCCGCCCGGCGTGTCCGCCGGATAGTTCGTGCAGGCATGGGAGGGGGACCCGGTGCCGCCGATGCGTGTGAACACGCCCGTGTTGGAGGCCAGCGCGAAGATGTCCGTCGAGTAGATCCCCGAGCCCGTGCTCCGCATCAGATACGCCAGCACCCGCCCCGAGACGGGGTCGTAGTGATGCTTGACCTGATTGAGCGGATTAGGCACGTCACCAGAGGTCGACATGGTGCTCCACGTCAGCGACGGCGCCCCATCCTCGACGCGCGGGTAGTAGGCCTTAACGCTGAAGTTCTCGAGGGTCAGGCCGGTGTCGCCGGTCGCCACCGTGGTCGACTGCTGGGAGCCCGCGGCCCCGGGGGTCGGGATCTCGCCGGACGCCGCGTTGGTCGCCGCGAACCAGTTGGTCTGCGTGGCCGGGTCGCCGATGAAGTCGAAGGTCCGCTCGTTGAACCCGATCCAGTCGACGATGGTTTTGTCCGACCACTTAATGCGGTAGGAGGTCGTCCCGTCGGGCACCGCCCACTGCAGGCGGTAGGTGCCGCTCCCGAGGTGGGTGAAGGTGTTGATGTAGACGTCCTGCAGCTCCACCGGGCTCGGGTCCTCGATGTTCGCGACCAGCGTGGAGATCTGGTAGTTCCCCAGCTCCGGCCAGCTCACCCCGGAGGCGGCGATCAGCTTCTGGACGGCGAGGGTGAATTGATCCAGCCAGTCGGTGTTCTGATCCACCAGCCACTGCGTGTAGTACAGCATCCACAGGGTCGCCCGCGCCGTGATCTCGTAGTTGCTGTCGTCGGGCGGGCAATCCGGATCGGGCACGTCGCCGTCGTTCGAGTTGTGGTCCAGCAGCACCCACGGGTGATACCCGTCCTCGTCCCACTGCCCGTCGCCGAACGCCTCCCAATTCTCCTCCAGCACCACCCGCGTGATCCCATACGCCAGATCGAGCGCCTCCCAATAGTCCGCCCAGGCCGCCCCTTTGGCCGCACGGAACTCCAGGATGCCGTGCGCCACGATGGCACTGAACAGGTCGCCGCTGTTGCGGTAGACCAGCCCGGTCGCCCCGCACCAGTTTCCCAGGCTCCCACCCGACCAGTGGGCGCCGCGCAGACGGCTGGTGCCGAACACGGAATCTTCGTGGAGGTTGCCGGGATTCGGCGTGAAGGTGCAATAGCCCGCGTCCTCGTCGGACTGCGGACACATCACCGGCTTGACCTGATTCGTATAGAGGGCGGTCCCGTTGGTCAGCACTGTGGAGTTAGAGATGCCGACGTCCGCCAGGAACTCCGCCATGCGGGCGTAGCCGAGCAGAAAGATGCCGACCGATCGCGAGGTGCTCAGGCGGCCATCCGTCGGGAAATGGCCGAAGAAGTTGTGGCTGTAGTACTCCTGAATCCCGTCCAGCAGCGCGTCCTTGGCCCGTTCGTCTCCAGTCATGAAGTAGTAGGAGGTGAGCCCGTACCAGTGCGCGTGGGACTGGTCCACCCACGTCACGTCGCGGCCATGGACCTCCGCCGAATTCGCGGACGTGCGCGATGGTCGCCCTATCGCATTGATGCCGCTCTGACCGACCCACGTGAACCCGTCGCTGTGCGGGAAGGCCGAGTCGATCACGAAGTGGTAGAACTGCATCGCGTCGACGTAGCGGCCGGTCATCCCCCGGGTGATCCAGTTAAAGAAATGCGAGTAGCCGTATTCCAGCTGGTTGCCGCCGCCGGGATCGTTCCACGCCTTCACTCGAAAGGCCTGGATGTTCCATGAGCCGTTGTTCGTCGTCTCGTCCAGGTAGGGCCACGCGGTGAACCCGGACATCGACGGTGTGCCGGAGGCCTTGGCGTCCTCGTAGAACGCCTGCTCGTCGGCGGGCGCCGCCATCTTGAACATGCCAAAGGCGCCCGTGTCGTTGTAGTGGGTGTAGGGCGCGCGGGCAATCAGCGCGTGCTGCCACTTCAGGAACTCATTTTTAGCGGTCGACAGGGCCTCATGGTGGAAGTTGAAGTAGAGGTCGTGCGTGGAGTACTGCGGCCATTGCTGGTAGTAGGCCTCGCTGTTCTGCCGCGCCCAGATCCCGACGGTGGCGAGGGACCCGCCCGAGGCGAACTCCAGCGACTTCGGCCAGTACGCCGCCATCTGATAGACACCGATCGACATGCCGACGCCCGAGGCATTCCGGATGTCCGCGTAGCCCGCGATGGCCTGCGCCACGGAGTTGTTCCCGGAGTCGACCGGCGACCCGGTGTTGTCGTTCAGGATCAACTGCCACCCGGAATCCGTGGTCGGCGGCACCACCTCACTGCTCGCGTCCCAATCGTTGCCCTCCATAAAGAGGGAGGCGCCCGAGTAGAGGTAGATGGTGTCGGTGCCGGAGATGGACCCGGTCTGCTCCCCTCCGGCGTCGATGCCGTAGATATAGCTGCGGGTGCCGCTGATGTTGACCGTGGTCCTCCACTCGAACGACTCGAACCCTTTGTGCGCCACCGCGAACGAGTTATCCGCGCCCAGCTCGGCGTTCCGCAGACTGACGGTGGCCTTCGTGGCCGACTTGCCCTTCCAGAAGTACATCCTGACGGTGAACTTCATGTAGGTGTTGCCGCTCCCGTCCTTCAGGGAGCCCATCGCCTTGATCACGGCCCGCACCGGCCCGTTCTCTTCGATGGTGACGGAGGTCGAGCTATCGTTCGCGGAGGTGAATTCGGTGTTGCACGTCCCGCAGGAGGTCGTGCTCCCGTCGTACGCCGGGCCCTTCAGGACGAGCCCCTGCGAGGCGCCGCTCGAGACCACCGTGGTTGGGCCTGCGCCGCACGTCACCTGATCGAACCCGTTGAAGCCGGACTCCTTAATGGTGAAGGTGCAGGCGCCTGTGGCGACACTGATCGCGCTGCCGGTGTCCGTGGCAAGGTCCGACCCGCCGAAGTTCCCGCTCCCGGTGTTGGTCAGGGTTATGTCGGTGGACGTGGCGCCCGCGCTGAGACTGTCCTGGATGCCGTCGACCAGCACCCACTTGATGCAGCCAGACTCCCAATGGCCGAGCGCCCGGAACTGACCCGCGGACGACCCCGTCAGCCCGAAGTTCGAGGTATCGGTCTGGCAGCCCTCGCCATCCGGCAGCGGGATCCCGACCGTGACCGGTTCGTCGGTCCGGTCCACGCCCGCGCTGCCGCCAGCATAGATCGCTTCCTGCACCGTCAGGTTGACCGACACGTCCTCACTCGTGCCGCTCGACACGGTCACGACATCACTCCGCTGCACCCCGCCATTCGTCGTGCAGGTCACCGTGATCACGTTGTCGCCGTCTGCGAGCGCAATGCTCGAGACGCTCCATGACGTCGTCCCGGTCGCGGATCCACCGCCGCCGAGGCTGTTCGTCCAGGTGCAGCCGGTGATCGTCTGGCTCGAGGTCGCCGTCCCGGCGAGCGTGGTCAGCTCGGTTGCAGAGCCCGCGTTATACGTCGGGCTCGCCGTGGGCGCCGTGATGACGACGTGCAGGACAGACAGGCTCGGATTCGTGGGCGCCGCCGGCGCTTGCAGGAGGATCGACCAGAGCAGCAGGGAAGACAGGGCCGTCATGTCAGAGGCACCGCGAAGTTGATCCCCATGGACTCGGACGAGCCGCCTGGCGCGGTCGCCTGCACCTTGGCGGTGTAGTTCCCTGGCGTCAGCGGCGCCACGAGCGCCGTAATGTCGTAGCTGATCGAGTTATCCGCCGCCGGCGTCGGCTTGCCGATGTTCACAGACGCGACCGTGGGGCTGCTGGTCCCCAGCGCGTAGATGTTGATCGTGTAGGAGGTCACGGATGCATGATCAGCCGACGCAGTGAAGGTGAAAATGCCGGGCTGTTCGCCGGGCGTCGAAATCACCCGTACCCGGCCCCGGCGGCCAGACACGGGTTACAGTTCCTCGACGACCGCGTACCCGCCGACGACCGCACCAGACATCGATTCCTCAATGCCGACGATGAACCCCTCGCCGTTTTTGATGATGGGACGTTCGCTGACGTCTGGCAGGTATTCGAACCCGCCCTGCGACGGAAAGCCCTCGTCGGCGTGATAGGCCGCCGTGCCCGAGGTCGTCGCCCGGGTGGTGTTAAACGCTTCCGCAGTGAACCCGGCCGAGGCGTCGCTCTCGTTCTTTTTGTTAATGGACGGCGACGATCCGCCCGATCCGGAGGTCAGCGTCGCCGGCAGCGTGCGGCAGGTGACCTGCACCTGTTGATTTGTTTCCGACACGGTCGGCGAGATGACGACCTTGTGAATCACGACCGGCTTTTGTGTGGCCGGGGCGATCTCGAGGAAGTCGAGCGCGGCACTGACAGCCGTCGGGGTCACGCGAACGGTATAGATGCGTCCATACATGGGTCACTCTCTCCTCACAGTGAAGCGGCCCGCAGCCGCCGGATCCGCCGCACACGGCGATGCTGCCGCGTGCCCCCGATCAGCTCAACGTATTCGAGCGCCATCGTCACGTAATCGACGGTCATGTTGTGCGCCGAGGTAAACCAGAACCGCACGCCGAAATCGGCGTCGTTCACGATCGCCGAGGTCAGCGTCGCGCCCCAGAGATCGGACGTGCTCCCAAAGGTGTAGACCGTCGGCGACGTCCCGTTGACCGACGCCGTCTTGCTCGACCCGACCAGCGTCCCGCTCTCATTCTGCAACTGCGCGTTGAGCGTCTCCGACCCCGCGCTCGACTCGGCTGCCTCGATTCGCACCGTTACGCCGACGATGAGGGCGTTACTCGGCAGGCCGAAGCTGAAGTTCCGTGCGACCAGATACTGCGAGCTCGCCCCGGCGTTGCACGAGGCGTCCGTGGCGTTGTCGCTCGTGATGTTCCCCGGGTTCGTCCAGGCCGTCGCGCCAATCCCGGCGTTGTTCTCGCCCGTGCCGGCGAACACGTTGCCCGTGCTCGGCATCGCCTTTCCGCGCGCGGTCGACCTACAGGTCGAACCAGCCGCTGGCGTGGACGGTGAGGTCAATCGAAACACCGACACGTCGGACAATGCGGCTTCGCTTGAGCCACGCGCACGCCCCGGCCATGTCGGTCCTTCCACAATTCGAGATTCTCATCGGCGTTGTCCTTTCGATCACCGTTCTTGTGATGCACCGTCTCGGTTTTCAACAGCGGACGCCCAAGACGCTGCTGCATCACGTAGCGATGCTCGAACATCCAGCGATCCCTCGTCGCGCCGTGAGTCATCGTGCCGGGCGTGCCTTTCGGCACTTTGACGATGACGTAATCTCCCTGCTCCTGCCGCGCTCCAACTGGATACAACGCCTTGTCCCAGCAGTCCCGCGAACAAAACTTTCCTCGGGACTTCCGAGCAGGCACGAACGACTTACCGCACTGTTCACACGTTCGGACCCCTCGACAGCATTCGACGGAACACCACCGACTGTTCGCGTGGACTGGCTGAAATTCTTTCCCACATCGACGGCACGGCTTCGGTTTGTAGGGCATGCCCACAGCATACCATCAAACGGTGGAATTATAAATCGAACCACCCGCTCGCATGGACTGTGAAGTTAATGTTGCCGCCATTCGGCGTCACCGGCATCCCCGTCATCGAGCTGTCGTAGAACGCGACGAGCCGGTCGTTGGTGACCGTGTCGTCCCACAGAATCACCGCCTCGCTCTGGTCGCCCGTGACCGACGACCATGTGAAATCGGCGGTGTCGAACGTGCCGTTGGTGCACGTGGGCGACCCCAGCGCTGAACTCTCGGCCACTTTCGCGGCGGTGGCCACGTCGGTGGAGCCGCCGCTGTATTCGTCGTGCGCCGCCGAAAACGTGTAATCGGCGCTGTCGATCAGCGTGGCCTTGATCACATCGCCATCCATATCGATGGCGGTGGTGTTATCCAGCAGCTGCTGAGTGAACGGGTTATAGAGCGCGTTGGCCATGTGTCAAGTGCTCCTACGTGCGGACGGGGTTGCCGGCCTTGTCACGTTCCCCGGCCAACGCCACAGCATCCGTGGCTTGGCTCGGCGTAAAGAACGTGCCCTTGATCAGCCGCTGCCGGTGCGCGGGATCCGCGTGGCACGGGCCGCAGACCGGGACCGCCACGAACCGCAGCGGATCGTCCCCGGTGCCGGCGTCGACTGTGTTAAGCACGGCCACCATCGGATGCGCCGGCGCGTAGAGCCCACACCCGAAACACTGCTGTCCCGTGAAATCAGCCATGTACTCTCTCCTCGCGGGCGTGCTCCCGCACCTCCGCGATCAACTGCCACCATGTTTTGTCGTGCAGCATTACTAACTGTTCTGCCGCTGTGCCGTCCTGCCGCGATCCGGCCTCGAGCTTAGCCGTCACGAGCCGCACCCGGCTGCCCGGACCGAACATCAGCGTCACCCACGCCCGCCAGCGCGCGTGCATCGCGCTGACGAACGTCGGATCGTGCACGGGATGCCCTTCCGACCGCACACCGATCTGCCAGTCGTGCACGCGCTGGTTCACCCGCATCGCCGTCGCCGCGCCAAAGCACTGGCGGCCGAACGCGGCGGCAGCTAGTTTGACCGTCGCGTACGGAGGATGACCACGATGGCCGGGCACGATCTGCCACGTCCACAGGCTCCACCATTGGTTGAGGCTGTTGGGGTCCATCTCACCCGCGCATGGTTGTGTGGCGACGCTTCATTTGCTCCGCTCAGCGAATGATGGTGATGACCTTGGGCGCCGCCGGCAACGGCGTGTCGTCAACGGCGGCGAAAGGAAAAGGGGGCGACGGATCCCCGAGTTGCATCTGCCCGGTGAGTTGATTGCGGTTGTAGGCCCGGACCGTCAGGGTATGTGACCCCTTCGCGACTTGCAGGAACGCGCCAGATTCATAGAGCACCTGCCCGGTCGTGCTCGGTGGCGTCTTTGCGGTGATCGGCAAGAGGTCAAAGGGGGTCGCATCGATCACCGCGAGGATCGCCTCGGCGGCGGCGGTCTGCGGGAGACACAGCTGCACCTTGTGCGGCGCGCCGCTCACAATCGTCACGGTGGCCGGTGCTGGCTGATCGCACGGGTGGGTCTGCGCAGCCACGGTTGTGGCAAACGATCGCGTGCCGAAGGCGCCACCAATGACCAGGAGGCAGAGTACGCATAAGAACCCTGTGGACGTACGCCTCACTTGCGACATCGGGCTGTTCTCCAGTCACACAGTTTTCTTCGTTTCAGGCGCGCGAAACGGAAGAGTCCGAGACTGAAGATACGGCTGAAGTCCGGTGCTGCGACAATCCGTCTACGCTATGTAGACGTTCGGCGCTCGACCGTCACGCGTCGAGGGTCGATGACTGAGAGATAGGCTGACCAAGTGGCGCCGCACACCTTGCACTGGTGGACGCGGCGCCGGAACCCTTTTCGCTTCCGGCTGTCGATGACGCGGAAAGCGGCGTGACCGTTCGGGCATTCCTCGGGGTCGCGGAGTTTCACACCCGTCTCTCTCGCGGCACCCAGTTCGCCCCCGCCCGGTTCCGTTTCCTGAATGCGAGATCGCCGCGCTTCCGTTCCGCCGCCAGCTTCGGATCGCCGTCGCGCGTGGCGTTCTTCGCCGCGGCAACTTCCGCCCTGTTGACCGGTTGTGGGAAGAGTGTCGGCATCACCTCGCACATGTAGCACCCTGGTCGTCCGCAGCCGCCAGGAAGGGCGCAGCAGGCCATCACTTCGGCCGGCGGCCCGGCTTCCCCTTCGGCGCCATCAGCGCTCGGCAGCTCTGGCACGCCGCGCCTGGCGTCTTCACCTCGCGGCGGTTGCACACGCGGCAGCGTGGGCGAGGTGTCATGACATCGAGCGAAGAGACGAGTTGCCCTGGTAACTGGTCAGCCCGCCTCGCCCATCCCAGATCGACTCGTACTCTTCCTGCTCGCGGTCCAGCCGTCGCCTGGCGTCGAGCAGCGACTCGCCGGCCTGCACAGTCGTCGAGACTGGCGGCGTGAACGTGATCGAGCCCTTACAGGTCGTGCATCGCGCCAGGTGCGTCGGCTTCTCGGTGGGCTCCTGCTCGATCGGGGCGCTTTCGATTTCGAGGTCGTCTGTCGCGCTGGTCATCATTCTCACGCTCGCTTTCAGAGAGGCAGTCCATTCGTCTCGTGCTTCTCGCGCACGACGATCACGGCTCGGGGGAACCCGTCGGCAGCGGCGTACCGCTTCCGGGCGATCAGGTCGGTCACCTGGGAGTCGTCGTTCCAGGCCACGCCTTTGAGCGCATCGGCAGCCGCCCTGGCCAGCTTGTCAACATCTGGCTTTTTCACGTGCGGCACGTCCTGCACCGCCAGTCGCTTCGTGAGGAGCGCCTTCGGACGCGGGAGGTAGAACGTGACGTCAATCTCCACCGGCCCGACGAAGTGCTTCCCGGCGTGCTCCGGACGCTGGAGTTCCAGCGCCGCGCAGGCGGCGATCGTCTGCTGCCACCCCTTATTCTTCGGGTTGTCGCTGGTCACGATCGGCCTGGTCCAGCCCTTCGGGAGGAACGGCCTTGTCGAGCCTTTCGGCTGGGCGACGCCGATTGCGGTGAAGCGGAGTTCGCGCGTCACGCGGCCTGCTTCCGAGCAAAGCATTTTCGCCCGAGCCATTTCGCTTCACACGCGTGGTACCCACGGTCGAACCCCTGCCGATCGATCTCGGCGAAGGCGTCCAGAATCGCCTCTTTTGTGACGCGTTTTCCTCCCGCCGTCATCCGGTCGAACGTGCGTCCGAATCGCATCGTCCGAGACTTGAACGCAAACGCGCGCCGCGCCTTCCGCCCGCCTTCGGCCCGTACCGACGATGGGATATGGCCTGCAAGGTACTGCCGCCCTGGCCGTCGCACGCGCTGACCGCAGCCACAGGCGCACTTCGGACGCTGGCGGCGGGCGCCAACCTTTCCGGTCGCGAACGCCTGTCGGCGGGCCGCCTGGAGCGCCGCGAGACGGCAGGCACGCGTGCCACATGTGGCGCCCACCTTGCCCTGCCCGCCTCTCCAGCGGCCGCGTGGACGCACCCGGCAGAACGGACACAGGCTATTCATCGCGATCACCGGCCGCGGCCTTACCCCAATCGTGCTCAGGCTTCAGTTTTCGACCCGCTAACAAGCGGGCCAGAATTCCAGACGATGACAGGTCCGGCTCCGGCTCCGGCTCCGGCGACAGCTCGGCCCGGAGCAGCGCGGACCGCTGCAGGATCGCCAGCAGCCGGTCACAGCCGAGACACGGCGCCTCGACCGGGCTCATGTCTGCCATCTCACCGTTGGTGTCGGTCGCCCACCGGGAGCCGCACTGGAAGCAGGTCCACTCGCGGGGCGTCACAGCCGTGCCGCCTTTCGCTTGCCGGCCGCCTGCAGCGCGGCCTCTCGCGGGAACGTCAACGGCTTGACCGACAACCCAACCGCGGCGAGCTCCGCGGCCGCGTAGATGTCCTCGAGCCGGAACACCCGTGACGGGTCGACTTGGTTGGCGGCGCACCAGACCTGCCAACCGAACACGCGCACGTTGCGGCCGGCGTTTTGATTGCTGCGATACCAGGACGCAGCCGGACACAGGCAGATCGCGAAGTCGTGCGGAGCGTCAGTCCACTCCTGAATCAGCATCCCGAGGCCGCCGCAGACGTCGCAGCTCACGACGCCACCTGCCGCGCCAACAGCACGCACTGGCTCACCCGTGACGCAAACTTCGGAATCGTCCGAGTGCCGTTGGTGGCGAAGTCGTCGTCCATCCCAAACCACACCAGCGCGGCGTCTCGCAGCTCGGCGTCAGTGAGCTTCGCCACCATCAACAGCGCGGATTCGTAGTCTTTCCTGGGATTCCCGATGTAGCCGACGCCGACGTGCCGCAGATGGGCGTCGGCATACCACTCGCAGAACGCGCCAGCTCGCTCCGAAGGCGTCTGCGGCTCAGGCGGATCAACCGTGCGCGCGCGTTCCCAGCCTGAGCCTGGTTCTTCAGCCTTAGCCTTAGCCTGAGCCAGCGCGCGCGCGCACGTGAGGGGAAAACGTTCGGTTAATATTTCAGAAATCGTTACAGAACCATTCTCGAAACGTTCGACGAAAACTTTCTGTCTGTTTAGGGCCTCTTTTCCTCCTGGATGAGCAATGAAGAGGAGGGCCGTCGTCGCCTCGCTGGTGAGGAGTTCCGGAACCGGTGGGCACGGCTGAATCGTCTCTCGGGGATAGGTCACCTTCTGGTACTTCTGCCAGTCTCGCGAGTAGCAGTAGGTCCGGCCCTGGTGTTCGAACGTATGCAGCAGGCCGACGTGACGAATCCGTTCGAGGGCTTTCATCACGACGCGTTCAGCGCGATTTTCGGCCCGTTCGTGGTCGGTCCTGATCTGGGCCGGGGTGAAACGCATCACCCCGAAGTCGTCTGACGAGAGCACGTAGTACCGCCAGATCAACTCTTCGAAGTCGGTGAGTCTGTTCACCTTCTCTGAGTGTCCGGCCCGCTTGTGGAAGAACCGATCGTCAGGCACTATGCCGCCTCCAACTTCGCGACGGCCGCGTAGCCGGCCACGGTGAGGCCCCACGTCGCGCAATCTTTCCCGTGTGGTCCTACTTTGATCTGCGCGCGCCGCTCGACCAGGCCGGCATGGACAACGCCGTTCCTAAGGCTGCAGATGCTCTGGAGTGGCAGCCGCAGGCCAGCGGCGAGCTCGTGATCCGTCGCTGGCGCGCAGGCGAGAATCCGCATCAACGCCTGAGTGTTCTGGCTCCGGCGTCTTAAGTCGATCGAGTCGGCGGCCTTGAACGACGTGTGTGAACCGCGCGCAAAGGGGAGGCCGGATTGCGTCCAGGGCATTAGCTACTTCCGCTTCCCGAACATTCGCGCGAGCTGGATCTCATCGACCGCGCGCTTCGCCACAGACTCGGCGATCTCGACGTGTCCCAGCAGCAGCAGGGATGCGGCTAGCTTCAACTTGTCGACGGTCTGCAGGCCGAGCACCTTGTTGGCCAGGTCGGCCACCTTCCGCCCGGACGCGAGCGCCTCGGCGATCTGTTTGGCTTGCTGGGACGTGTCGCGCATCATTCCCGCCAGTTCACCGGGCCGACCGTCGCGAACAGCGGATTGATCGGCCCGTGCGACAGCAGCGTGATGTAGATGTCTTCGCCACGGACGACAGCCGCCCGCTCCTCGTCTGTCAGCGACCACCGCGTGATCACGTAGCCGTTCGGTGTGCGAATCGACGGCAGATCGCGGTACTCGTCCTGGTGCTCGGCGATGACGACCGCCCGTGAGCCTTCCGGCACCAGTTGCGGGTTCACGCGCGGATCAACGATTTCCAATGACGCCTCCGTGACGACGACCGAAGTTTGTGAAGTGGTCCATGCACTCCTGGCGGATCGCCTCCAGCCGTCGAGCGCCGGTATCCTCGTCCGGCGCCTCGGCGCTCGCATTCGAGACGAGCCCGAACATGACGTACGCCCCGGCGTAGAACGCGAGCTTGCATTCCTGCACCTGGACGTCAGGCGCATTCGACGGGATAACGCCCTTCAGGTAGTCGGCCCACTCTTCGCCGAGCGTTGTGTCGGTTCTCAGCTGCATCGTTGAATCTCAGGTGCCGTCTCTCCGGCTGTCACGCCTGGCCGATTGTCCGGCGTTCAACTAGACGGTCGAAGGGTTGCGATCGCCAACCAGCGCGTCGATGTTCTGCGCTGGGCTTTGTCACTCAAAAACATGTCAGCGGCTCAGCCCCCGGAAGGCGCGGCATGGGTTTCCCTCATCAGGGACAACTTCACCGGCAGCGTTTCAGCTGAGCGCGTCGCTGGCCGCACAGCCTTCCCACGGGAGCGCTGACAACTTCACTCAGAACGGAATCGAGTCGTCCTCTGCCGGAGGTGCAGCAGCCGGC